TCATTTCACATCAACATCCTTTTTCATAATTTTTGTGTGGTCAAATAATCCACTTGCTGATAGCCCAATGATGATTCCTTGAAATACATTTGTTTTGATATCTCCGCCCAAAAATAAAACGCCTAGCACAATGCCAAGCGTTAAATTTAATAACGGAACATATTTTGTTTGTAATCCAATTGTTTTTGCAATCTGTGAAAGACCAACTACAATTCCAATCATTACAGTAATTTCAAACATTACATACCCCCTCCTTTCATTAAGAAAGTAAGTGCTGCGCCTATAATTCCACCTACAATAAGTCTTAAGATCCAGGTAGTATTGGCACTAATTTTATCTAACTGTTTGTTGATATTGATAATATCTTTTTCATTACCTGTAGTTCGCATCTCTAGACTTTTAATTTCTAAACGAATGTCCTTGATATCTTGCTTTATTTCTTGAACATCGCTTCTTACTTCTTGTAATCCTTCCACTTTGACCACCTCATTTCAAAATAAAAAGAGAGACATCTAATTGTCTCTCTTTTGTTATAAAAGCCGTATTTTGTTCAATTTTATTTATTTTACATTCTTTTTTAGAATAGGGTTACCAATTGAAAAAGTGCCATCCATAAAACGATTGAAAATAAGCCACCCCATAATAACCCTACAAAGAAATTAACGTCTTTTCCCATAATATCTACCCTCTTATTTCTATAAGTAATTTCTCATAGAATATAATAACGTTGTGTATTAACGGTGTATTATTTGTGTATTTTTAAAGATATAGAATGTTATTAAAAAGCTTTAATAACGGTAATACGGAAATCTTTATTTGCTACTGTCTTTTCAACTGCTGTGTAATTGATAGCTCGTACAATGATTTTGCTCTGATCATTGATATACGCAGTGAAATTCACACCATCCAACATTTTTCCGTTTGTTGGTGATAACAGAACAAATTCGCCGATTGTCCCAGTAAGTCCAGTATCAAAATCAAGATGAGACTGTGCTGCTACTGCTCCAAATGTACACGTTTTTGTATATGTGTCATCTTTTCGTGCGTTTTCTTCCCAAGCTTTGAAATCTCCCGCTGAAGTCGTATTTCTGAAGTAACGTCTATTAGATTGATACTGATAGTAACGCTCGAATTGATAGCCGTTTGCTGCATTAGTACGATCCACTACGAGCAATCCTGCTTGATCCTTTGGAAACCCTGTTGCACCTGCAGTATTAATAGGAACATAAGTCACTTTACCTGATTCTAGTACTGGATCGGTAATTGTATGGGTCGATGTTACAGCGTTGTTTGCTGTTTTCTTGATAATTTCTACACCGCTCACTAATTCAAACGCTGACCAAACCTTATTTGTGTTATCCCAATTACGTTTATAGTACTTATTACTTCCAACTGGATAGTACATTTGGAAAACATATGATGAATCAGGGAAATTGTATGTCATCAATACTCCACTTTTATTTTCTGGCCATCCAACTCGATTTGCATAACTAACATAGTTCCACGTCACTTTTTTATTAGGAAACATATCTGTATTGAAAAGAGTATTAACATTACTTGTTTCTCCGCTCAAATTCGTTCCAATTTGATCTGAAAGAAGTTTACCGTCTGGACCAACAATTGTATAACTGTTAGAACTGTTTCTTGTTCCATAATCGATACTATTTCTAAACACTTTTAACCCATCGCGCAGATTCACGATAGGTACACCTTTTGATTGTAAATATTCTATTGTTTGTCTAATGTAAGTTTGTTGTTCTTCCGTATGTTCTGCTGATGCACAATGCATTTTAAAGATAATCCAAGCATTTTTGGCTATTGCTTCATCAATTCTCTTTTTATAGTAATCATTAAAAGTTGTTGTGATTGGATATTCTGTAGAAGTTGGCGCGAAATATGACCCCATTGCAATACGTTGCAAACGGAATGTTTCAATAGGAATCGTATTTAGCCCTTCCTGTGTATCAATACCAGAAGCATAATAAGCATTACGCGACAAATCGTGAACCGCTTCAGAATCATCACCGAATGGATACACAATAGATTCGATATTTAATCCTTTATTAATTAAATTAGTCTTACTTTCAAATATCTCTTTTTTGGCTTCGCTATAGTTTGTTGCAGCCACTTCAGCCAAGTGGACATGATTGATTGTGTGTGAAGCCATTTCCCACCCGAGAACGTTTTGAAGTTGTAAAATTTGATCAAGAGATAAACAATCTGGTCTGTTTATCCAACTGTCAATAATCGCTAATGTACAAGGTACCCCGTATTGCTCAAATATTGGTTTTAGTTTTGTCCATACTTCCAGTTTTCCATCATCGTCAACAAACGTAGCCATAACAATTGGTTTTGACTTTCTTGTATAAAACGTCTTTTCTGATAAAACCCCAATTTGATTAGCGTTTTGCGCGGCAGCTACTTTTGCTTGTTCTGCTGTTTCTTTTGATTCAACAAGCGCTTGAATGTCTACCCCTTCAAGTTTCTCTCCTGCTTCAATTGCTTTTTGAATAATTGTAAATTCATTTGTGGACTCAACTACATCATCACTTGAATATGATTGTTTAACAGTAAATACAAACGGTTCTGCATCTAACTTTCTATCCTCTAGAAAAATTCGAACTTGCGCGTACACATTTCCTACCGCTGCTAGAGTTTGTGTTTTTAATGTAATTTGGTATCTCCCCTCCATTACATTAATCGGATTACAATTCTCTTGAAATACCGTTGTTCCATCAGGCTTTTTAAAAGTGATTCGAACTGCCTGCGCCTGGCTTAAATCTAATTTCTCCCCTTCATTTTTAATATTTAATATGAATTTAACGGAATTTTCATCACCCTGGTAAAAACTCATTTCTTTTGTAGGTGTCGCATTTACTAAATCTACAGTGAGTTCATGCGTTTTGAATGTCATCTAACCACTCCCTTATGCAAAATAAAAAAGACCAGCGCTTGCTGCTCTAGTTTCTTAGTTAATTATTGAAATAATAATTCTTCTAGCCTTGCGATTTTGTCCTCTTGTTTTTGAATTGTTACTTCTAGTACTTCTAACTTCATAGCTTGAATCTTAACAGTCTCTTCAAGGGATAAATGCTTCTTATAGACTTCTTGAGTCCCTGCAATACCCAAAGTGATAAGAGGATACATATTGACTGCTTTACGTCCTGGAGTAGCAAACGCCTCAGGAACTTCCTCTGCAATGAATCCGTACTGCTGAGAGATGTCATTGTAAGTCGGAACTGTTTCTCCTTCAGCACGTCCTGCACGTTGCTCATACAATTTATTTACATCAGCTTTCATAAAGTACTGTCTCGGTTGAAGCTCCATGAGAGTATCTAGTACATTTAATGCTTCAATATCTTTGATAGCTGTTTTTAACGCTCTCGTTGATCTCTGAGAAAGTGAGCTATAAGTCAGTACGCCACAGGATACTCCTGCCCAATCATTACCTGCATTATTTTTAACCTGCAGGCCTTCTTGAGTGTACGGGTACTGCCTAGCTACACGTAAAGTTAATTGATTACCTACGTTTAAATCCACATCACCATTATTTATATTGCTCTCGTATAATCTCATTGACCACTTACCAACCGCATTACGACTGTTTTTAAACGTGTAAGTTGCGTTTGAAGACGTAAAGTCCATATATGAGCCCGAGTCGATACTAATACCATCATTGCTATTGGTTTGGAGCGTCAGTGTACTATTTTGGGTAATGATATTCATTCCATAAGTTGAGCGGATATTCATGTCTCCACGTCTAGCAAAGTCAATATAAGATGTCTTGATGATATCTCCGTTAAATGCTCTTGAAGAAGCAATCCCGATAGAGCCGGTAGATACTGTGTAATTGTTATTCGTAGGAGTGATTTGCTCAAGAACCATAGAGCCCTCAATCTGTGTGTTAGACGTGTAATCATTGCCAAGCACGATAGCAGTCTTAATAAGATTCTGCGTATTATCCATAAAACCAAAGTATCCGCGGTTGCGCCCGCTTCCATATAACGTCATGTTCTGAGCGTTTAAACGGATTTGATTTGCTCCCGACCCCTGTGGAGCTGTTTGAATCGTGATACCTTGTAACATCTGGGCTTTCAAGTGCTTCGCTTCTATATAACCGTTTAGGTAAATCTTATCTGCTTGAATTAATACAGATTGAGCCGTTTGGTTGATTGTGGAAGCTATATCACCTTCTTTGACGCTTAGTTTTATTTCATCAGTCAATAATGAGATAGAACTTTCATGTCTCTCCACTATAGCTTTTTCGCCATAACGCCCGTCAGATTGATTTTTCGTATAAACGTCCTCTTCCGAAACTGTAAGGTCGATACGATCAGACTGTTGTTTGATTTCACTTTCAATTGTAGATATCTTGTTGTTGTACTCTGATGTAGCAACTTTCTTAGCGATTTCATCAACAAGTTGGTCATAGTTAGCGTAATCTTTAGGATGTTCCATGAATGAAGAAGGTGAAGTCCCTTGCTGTAGCATCGGTTGAGCGAACCATACATTACCATTTTTTCGTATATACATACGGACGTTAGCTAAGTTAACTGCACTTGCAGGAGCGTCTAATCGGATAAACAGTTGAGTCCATACACCTTCCTTTAAGTTAGCTTTGAGATACGTTATCTTATTAGCTACTTGAGTGCTTCCGTTTCGAAAAGTAAGTTCTATAGCTCCGTCTTCATCAATCTCGCTTAAACTATGGGTGAATGCCCATACAGAGAAAACATAAGCGCCTGAATCTGCTGCGATTGGTACACTCTGATTGATACTTGTAAACTTAGCATCTGTCTGGTCTGTATTGTTAATCTGTACAGAATTATAACCATCGCGGTTTCTTGAGCTCGTAGCTGTAATAGTAGCTCCTATGCCTGTCCCTCTAGTTTCCCATTTAGTTATAGACGGATTAGTAGAAGTAACTATTCCTGTCGCACTATCAACAACTCTATCCTCAAAAGCAGTATTAAATAGAACGTTCGTGGTTCCTAAGCCACCCACATAGTCTTCCAATTGTTTCTCTGAAATTTTAGACTTTACAGATTCATTAGTAAGCTCAAGATCTCTTTTTATTCCTTCAACGTCTGGAACAACGGGTTCCCATGTCGTGCCAGTCCATATTTTTAAAATGCCAGGTCTACCATTGCTGATATCATGCCATAATGTTTTATTCGGTTTAAGCTCAGTTGTAGGAGGATTAATACTTTCTATGATATCTACAAGATTCTGTTGCATGTAATCAACAGTTGCTTCTGCTAAGTCTTTGGCTGTTTGACTTTCTTCTTGCGCTTGATTCGCCTTATCTTGCGCTTCAATAATGGCTTCGTTTTGTTCATTTACTAAATCCTTTAATTGGTCAAATAATTCTTGTGGAACCTTGTCATACAATGAACTTAGTATTTTTTGATACAATCTGCGCAACTCATCATTTTGATCAACAATTTCACGATAATTACCAAACATATATTTATCTTGTGTAGGATCTTTAAATGATTCATCACCAGAAATAGTGCGTGCCTCAAGGTATAACTTAGGTGTGAAACCTGTATCAATAATTCGGATTGTATCGCCTTCATTGATTAGTTCATGTGCTAGTCCAAATAGCTGCCCTATACTTTGAGCGTGAACTTCGTATGAAACAGAAGTATTTACAAGTTTATTCATTTCCGTTTTCATCAGAGTCAGAAGCCTCTGTGGAGACATATCTTCATTTTCTGTTTGTGGAGTATAGAAAGCAAATTTATGTTTTCCTTTTTCATTCCAACGTTGATAAGCTGCATTGTCTACAAGATACGGAACACCATTATTTATTTCTGAGATGGTCACAAATTCTCCATCTTCCTTTTTTACGTAACCTAATAAGGCGGTACAAATATTTTGAGAGTTTTCAATACGTTTAATTCCCAGCAAGTCCTTACCGACCGTTACTTCTTTTCTTGTATCTCGTCCTCTTTTCTTAACCATATCCACATAACGAACAACAATTTGAGAGCCTACGACTTCAGCGCGGTATTGGATTTCTAACTCAAATGAAGCCGCAATCTTTTTTAATAGATCCAACGGATCAGTAAATTCCTCAATCACCATTGAATGCGCTCCATCATGTTCTGTTTTACCTATTTCCCACTTCGTACCTTTGAGGGCTATCTCCATAAATTGTTGTAATGTTTTACTTTCAATGTTTTGCGGTTCAATAATTCCTGCTTTAGCAAGTTGAATCCATTCTCCTGATGCATAAACCGTTAACGAACTATCATCAGAATTTTTTTCCACTTCTGTAATAACATAAGGAACGATTCTGCCACCACGTACTTCTTTTAACACTAAATTTTGTTGCATAAGCGTTGCCGCATGATCTGTATCCTCAAACACTTTAAACTCTAAGGTGTCGATATTATTTTTAATTTCCCAATGTCGCTTGTCATCCCAATAATCTTTTGGTTGTATAGCTGAAACAATTTGACTTGTTTTAAAATCAACAACATGTAAGTTTCCGCTTGGCTTCCTCATCTAAATCGCTCCCTATACGTTAACTCTACTATTCCTATATTAGCTGGACGTACTACTATTTCATTTTGTCCACGCTTTACAATAGGAAATGTGCTAAATATGTCTTTTAGTGCTATTGCGTTTGTACCATTAATCGTTACAAGTGAACGTTCTGTATCGATTTGTACTTTGTCTCCTACATCGAAAATATAAGGAGTTTCGTCTATTTCTAAAGTGTTGATTCTCCAAAACTTAACATCTTTAATTTGACAAACATTAACTGGACTATACTCTCCAAAGGCCACACAGCCCACAACAACATATTTCGGCTCTCTGGTAGTGTTTGGATTCCGATTACCTACGTCATACCATTCTTGTACAAAACTTGCATCATCTTGTTCTGTACCTGCAAAGTATTTAGCACAATAAACTCTCCAACGGTTCCCTCTACGAGCTATGGCGACATGTCCAATGAATTGATTGAAAGTATCAATATAATATCCAGTTTCGTTCGATAGAAGTTGTTCATTATCTCCAGTTCCCACAGAAGAATGAGCCATAGTGATTTCATGACTCATATATTCATCGCTCATATCCACTTGACAGATAATGTTGTAATTAGCATCCAAGACCATCGCAATTGTTTTACCCATTTGGTCATATTTCGTAGACTGTAAGGCAAACTGGATATCCATTTTGAAATCTCCAATTTTCTTACCTATTGTCGGAATTTCTTTCATCACAAAAGGCCCATGCCATTTGTTCAGTTCACTTTGTCCGTAATCCGAAGCTCTAAAAGCTTTTCCTCCAATCACTTCCATAGATCCTCTTGCAAGAAATTTTCCTATCTGTCCTCCAAAAGGCTCCCAACCAGTTAAGCTAGAGCAATCATCGTTAATAAGTCTCTCGTCTTCTTTTACAATTTTAGATTTGTGCCCAACAGGATAACCAATCCGAAAATAGTCATCATCGTTCCATACGTCAAGGAAAGGACTTTGTGCCCCTACAGTAATGTCTATAATAGGGTTGGACTCTACAGATCCCTTATTACGAAATACAGCTCTTAAATTACCACCCTGATCAATTGCCATCATTTTCTTTTGTACAGGCCCTAATTTATACGGCATTGGACAAATAAATTGAATCGTACCTATTCCAAGTGTTACAAATTCATCTGGATCAAAGCTATCATCCACAACAGCTAAATATGTTCTATTCGGCTCTACATCAAAAATAAGTTCTGCTGGTTGTTCTGTTATTAGCCAATCAGCAATTTCTTCTTTCAAAATTTCTAAATCAGAACCGTCAGGGACTATAATTCCTACAGGAATAGAAAGAACCCGAATTTCAGTTTGAGTGCTTAATAACCTTGCACCAGGATAACCTGGAACACTTAATAAATTCCTCTTCAGTGGTGCCCAAGTAGGTCTTTTCCATCCTTTTGCAATTTGGACAAATTCTTTACGTTCGTTGTTAAATGTAAAAGAGCTCATTTTGACACCTCATTTCTATATAAAATAAAAGAAACCCAAACCTAAAAGTCTGAGTTTCTTCGTTCTTCTCTTTCTTGATACTCTTTTGTATATCGATAAGTTCCGCGTGCCACATCTCTGCCTTCTAATACAACAGGAACTTCAATGATCAAATCGCCACCTTGTGTTGGAACCATTCCGTTTACACCTGATTGTCCAGGAGAATAATTAAATACTTGGTTTACAACCCCATTTGTCATAGCTTGCCTACTATTTGACATGTTGCCATACACACCACTCATTATATTTTTCAACCCTGATAACTGACTCATAGAACTAGCCATCATACGGCTTATATCACTCATCATTTTGTTTATATCGGCTGACATAACAAAGGATTGTCCCTGTGGCATCGCTGCTGCTATTCCTTCACCAATGGCTCCGAGTGTCTTTTTATTCAAAGGTAAAACTGCCTCTGGTCCCGCTTCTCCAGCGCCTTGCAAATTTCCACCCATCATGCCGAATATTGTAGGCTTAGTGAAAATACCACCTTTCGCGCGCCAATCCACATTGATGCCAGATGGATAAGAGATTTCTTTCCCTGCAATTGTTTTGGAACTAGTCTGCAGACTGAAATGTGGAAGAGGTGGCATTTCAGGCTTTGGAATTTTCAATTTCAAATTATCAAAGAATCCTTTGATTTTATCGATAAATCCTTTTACCTGATCCACAGCATCTCGTATTGGGTCAACAATAAATCTTTTTGCTGCTTCAAATTTTTCTTGTGCTGCATTTTTTACAGCGTCAAATTTTTCTCTTGCCGAATTATATAAACTCTCAAATTTTTCTTTCGCTGTATTATAAGCCGAAATAACCGGATCAATAATATATTTATAGACTGCCTGCCAGGCTGCAAGTGTATAGCCTTTGATTCTTTCCCAGTTTTGTGATATCCAATTTGCTAAATCTCCAAGTTTTTCTTTCGTTGTGTTCCACAATTCCTGAACCGGTTGGATGACATACTGTTTTATTAAATTCCATCCTGCTTGTGTGTAAGACTTTGCTGTTTCCCACTGTGAACCAAGCCAAGAAACTAAATCGCTAAACTTTTCTTTCACTAAGCTCCAAGTTTCCTGGACTGGTTGAATAATATATTGCTTGAATAATCCCCAAGCAATTTGCGCCGTAGCTTTGGCGATTTCCCATTGTGTACCAAGCCATGTTACCAATTCGCCAATTTTTGCACTTACCCACTCATAAGCTTCTTGAATCGGTTGAATAATGTACTGACAAATCATTGCCCAAGCAATTTGCGCACCTGCTTGTATCAATAACCATCCTGCTTCTAATAGCGTAGAAATCAACGAAATAATTGGGTCTAAAAATGCAAGGATAGAATTCCAAGTTTCCTCCCATTTTTGCTTCAGCTGCCCCCACAATTCTGACGCTGATTCAACAAGATTCGACCACCAAGAAGATGCTGTTTCGACAATTCCAGACCATAAACTACTAAAAAACTCGCCTATTGGATCAAAGAAACTGTGCATCATTTCTGTAAATGAAGACCATGCCCCAGAAAAGAATTCAACAATAGAATTCCACGTATCACTACATATCTGACCTATATTTGTCCACAAATCACTGAAAAATTGACCTATAGGCTCAAAAAATTCATGCATTATTTCTAAAAATGAAGACCAGGCTTCACTACAGGATTGGGTTATACTACTCCAAAGTTCTATAAAATATTCTTTAATAGAATTCCAGGTTTCTATCGTCCATTTTTTGATATCTTCCCAGTTTTTATAAATTACAACACCTAAAGCGACTACCGCTGCAATAATAATAGGAATTATGGCGACAATTCCTGCTGCTACTGCGGTTGCAACCCCTAAGGCGGATGCTACCACTCCGACTATACTCATTATCGTTGTAACTATAGGAGCAAGCGCTAAAATTGCACCAGAAATAACCCCAATAGCTACCGCGACAGCTGCTAATGTGGCTGCTAATTTAGGATTATTAGAAATCCATTCTGCAAATTTAGTAATAACATCTGCTACAACTACAAGTAATGGCTGCAAAGCAACTTGTAAATCTTGCATTGCTTGTTGAAGTTTAACTGCTGGTGATGCATCCATTTTCTTTATTGAATCATTCAATTGATCTTGGTTATTCTTGAAATCAATTGTTTTTTCTTTTGCTCCTAGCAATGTGTTAATGATGTTTTGCCCTTGATCTTCGTACATCGTACCAAAGAGTTTTACTCCTAATTCATTACGCTTTGTTTCATCTTCTACTTGTGATAATGCTAGAGCAATCTCAGTCATAGCGGCTGAACCTTCTTTACCGCCATTCGCTACAGCTTGTCCCCATTTTTGCAATTGTTCAGCTGAGATATTCGTACCTTCTAGTGTTTCCTTCATAGCTTTATCGATGCCTTGACCGAATTCAGCTGCTTTAATACGTCCTTCTTTCAAACCATCTAAGAGATTATCAATCATTTATAGTCAACGTGATTCGCAACGTCACGCCCGTTCTCTTATGAACTGCTATACGTCACCGCATAGATTAGACTATATCTTCAACTACTTGAGTTGCTCCCCGTTTCGAGTGTCATTTACTTACACCCTACGTCTTTCGACTAGTCGTTGCACGTTCCTTAATTAAAAGGCTTCGCTCAGTATTGTCTCATATGAGAGTTTCACTGAATTAAAGGAGTTTTTCATTGTATGTCGCCATACAAGGGAACTATAATCTAATTCCAGGTACCTGTTTCTACCCCTGCTTCCATTATCGCTTGAACTTCCCTCGCATTATATCCAGCTCGTGTTAATTGCCCACCATATTCAGCGATAATATCTAATTGTTCAGGAGGGAATCCCATCTTCAATAAAGCATTAGTTAACCCAAGAGCATCATCTTGTGTAATACCTAATTCAGTACCCATTTCATTTGCTTCTTGAATTAATTCAGTAAAATCTATACCTGCATAAGCCTGGGCAATAGCTGCTGCTCCTTTTACAACTACTGTATTCGCTTCATCACTTACAGTTTTATTCAAAGCCCATTGCCTACGCACGCCTTCTAAAGATGCTTCTGCATCCACGCCGTAAGCTGTTACGCCCCTTACAGCTTCTTCTACCGATTTTTTCGAAGACTCAGGGACTTCAAAAGTAATATCAATTTTTGTTTTTAAATTTGACATATCAAGAGCTTTTTCAATTGTTCCGGAAATACCGCCACCAGCTACCATTGCTCCAAGAACGTTTTCTAATCCAATATCTAATTCTTTAAATTCCTTTTGAGTTCTCTGTGCTTCTTGTTGTAAATCTTTTAATTCATTTCGTACTTGTTGAATTGAGTTCCCATCATCCACAGATCGAAGCGCGCGTTGTAACTTTTCAATATCCGCTTCGGCTCCTAATGCTTCTCGGCCGATAAGCCCAATCGCTTGTTCTAACTGCCGACTTGTAGCTGTTCCGCTTTTAATTGCATTCACAAGACGATTTCCTAATGCTCCTGCAAAATCATCAACGCTTTTTCCTGTAGCATTGAATAACGTTTCTAATTGTCTTGTAGAACTAGCTACATTTTCTTGCTCGGCTTTCATGCTCCCAAGCTTATTTTTAAGACCATTAAGAGATCCTTCTGTAAATTCAATTTCACGGCGAAATGCACGATATTGTTCTTCGGAAATTTTACCTTTTTGAAATTGATCTTGTACTTGTTGTTCCGCTGCCTTCAACTTATCTAGCTTCTGAGTTGTATTTTCGATTTGTTGTGTAAGTAACTGTTGTTTTTGGGATAATGCTTCCACATTACCAGGATCAAACTTTAACAATCGTTCAACATCTTTTAGTTCTTTAGTTAAATCATTACTTCGTTTATTTACATCTTTTAAAGCATTTTGAAGACCAGTAGTTTCTCCGCCAATTTCAATCGTAATCCCTTTAATTCTTCCTGCCATTTTCTCACCCCTTTCTTAGAATGAATCGAAGTCTTTTTGACCTGCTTTACGTGTCTTATCTTTGTCTGGATTCTCCATTTCAGCGAACTCAGCGATGTAATCAAAACAATCACCAATCGTCATATCTTCTAAATCCCAACGCGTTAATTTCGCTTTATAACAAAGAGCAAGGAACAAATCAGTGGTTAATTCTTCAGCACTGAATGTCCCTTGCTCTCCATTATTTTTCTTTATTTTTTTTTTGCTCCCATAGTAACCTGAACTAATTCCATGACTTCTGGCATAATTTCTTCAATCGGGAATTCTTCAAATTCATCCAGCCATGTCATTGGATCAGGAATATTTGGATCAGCCGTTTTAGCGTATAACCAAGTTAAATCATAAATAAGTTCAAAATCAACTTTACTTAAATCTAAATTAGACACATCAATAGGTTGTTCTGACCCATCTGGTGAAGTTAAAGCATTAATTGCTCCTAACGCCATCAAATCCGCAAATAAATTACGTCTGAATTGCGCTTTATATCGTTTAACCGTTGCTGCTGTAGCTTTTAATTTGACTTTTTGTCCATCTATAATAATTGTCTTTTCCATCTAAATTAAGCTCCTTTTTTCAGATATGCGGCATTGTACCAACCGTCATAAATTGCTTGAGTAGTTTTAGAAGTTGTCTTTGTTTTAACCATTGGTTTTCCACCTGGTACTAAAACAATTGGACTTGAAACGAATTTCAGTTCATTTGTATTTGGTTCAGCTGAGGTTGTTTTTGTTTTAGATGCAATGGTTGGACGACTCGCTGAACAGTTATACATAATGTGTCGAACTGCTTTTACATCACCATCAAATTCAAATAACAATGCAAACGATTTTCTCTTTGCATTTGCGACTTCGTTTAACACACCATCAGTTTCATCAAGTTGCTCTCCTAACACGTCAATTGCAAATTGTTCTGGAATATTAGCAATACTTAATGTCCCATCATAACCTTGGTTATTGTCTGCAGAATAGTAAACCATGTCATCCGCATAAAATTCCGTTAACTCACCCTTAGGCTCAAAGGTTAATTCAACTCCACCGAGCATTGGAATCGGAACTCCAAATTTAACCGCGCCATTTGTTATATCTAATAATGCATAATGAACATTTTTCAAACCGAACGTAACTTTGTTCATTTATATCAACCTCGTTTCATATAATTTTTGATACATTTTTTCAGATTCAATAAAAGTCCCATACGAATCATAAGGAATCTCATGATCGTCCAGGACTTTTTCAAGTTTCGCTTCTGCAACTAAATCTTTCTTAGTTGTGTAAAGCTCTATATTTAAATCATTTATCTTGTGATAGACCTTGTTATCAGCCATTAAATTTGCTGAACCGTCCACAAGAAAACAGATATAAGGCGGTTTTGGCACTGGATTACCTGGTGTTGCCGTGAAATGCGAATAAGCCACAGGATAACCTGTAGCTTCAAGAATTTTTGTTAATTCACCTAATGTCATTGTTGAATCGCCCTTTCGATACGTTTTGGCAATTCGTCATTTACATATTCTTCAACTTGACGGATATGCACTTGTGCTGGAACACGTCCACCACCCACTTTTGCATGACCATTTTCCAAAACATGTGTTAATTGTCCTTGTGTATTATGAAGAACAACACCTTTCCCTTCTTTTTTCTTGCGCCACCCTTTACGATAAGCACCTGTTTTTTTAGGGCTATTTTGCTTCAATTTATCTACAGCAATATCCCCTATTTCTTCAATCTCATTTTCTAATTTTTCTTCCACAACATTCGCATATCTTTGTAATTCCCTAGCAATCTCACTCGCAAAATCATTCATATTAAGTATGCTCCTTTGCGATAATGGTCAATGTTTGATACATTTCATCATCATTCATTGGCGGTTCGATAATATCAAAGATGCGACCTTTCATATTAATCCGCATTTCTTCCGTGATACCAGAGGTATAAGGAATCACAAAACGATAAACCCGTGTAGCCTGTTCAGCTGAAGCTTCAATATACTCGGAACCTTTCATCGTCTTTATCATCGCCCAGGCTTTTTTAACTACTTGCCAATCACCTGTTTCGATTACCTGATTTAATTCATCTTTTAGTACTACAGGTTGTTCAATGATAATTCGATTCCTAAAATCACCTGTATTTAAAGGCTTTTTGTACTGAAAAGGACGCATATTAATCACCGTCCAATTTAATTTCTTCTAAAGCTTTTGCAATACCAAAATTATTAATATCTGTTAAAAAGTTTTCGGCAAAATACTCTAGTGCATCGTTATAAACATAGCGAGAACGCTCAAATACTAATTCTTTGAACGTCTCATCTTCGTTTATTTCATATGCTCCACAATCTTTTATTAAAGCTTGATTGGACGCAAATAGGATGCGTCTCAGGTTCTCATCTTCATCATCACCCAAGCGCATCCTATCTTTGAATTGCTGTAATATTTCATTTGAAATTACTGTATCCATTCACATCATCCTTAACTTGCTGGAGTTGTCACTTCTTCAAGTTTTAAATCATATACTTGAGATGCATATTTATCCTTTGGCTTACCTGTAGCATACTGTTTCGCAATATAAAGCGTTGCATCTTCTAACGCTAACGTTTGGTCTAACTTTCTAATCGGCTCCGTTCCACCCATTGCTGCAATGTACTCTCCTTTAACAAAGAACAGCACTTTACCTTGAGGTACAAATACTGATTCTGCTGGAGTTGGGTTAAAAGGCAAACTTGTTACATATACACCAGCTGCATTTAAAGTTGTTGCATTTGCTTGTATATCAAATGTATCAAACGGGTTTGTCACCATAACTACTTTACCAGCAATATTTTTTGGTTTATCCGCGTCTGTGCCATCAGCTTTTAATTTTTTAGCAAGTAATTTAACAACGCCTTTTAATTCATTAATTGTTGTGCGACCTGGTGCAAATGTTAAAGTACCAGCGGATTTTTTATCTGGATATACACCACCAACAACATTTCCACTTGGATCTTTTAATAAACCGATAGGTTCATTTTTACCTGTACCAATTACAAATCCTCGCTCTAATCCAACTTTCATCGCTTCTGTAATCATTGTACGAACATAACGTTCTACCCAAACTGGTCCTAATTTTAACATATCATTTGATAATGGGATGAATGCTGTTAATTTAAGTTGCGTAAGAGGTTCTTTACGGAATGTAGCATTTAATTGACCTTGAATATCTCCAAATAATGGACCCCATACCGCTGCACCCTCTGGATCTCCGTAAATAATTTCCGTGACAGCTCCTAAGTTCTCTAATCCAATTTGCTCTAAAAGTGGATGTCCACTTACTAAATCTTCAAAGATTCGTTCTTGTGTTGTTTTAGGTAGAATTTCAGTATCTTTAAAGCCGCCTTCCTCCACAACTGCATTGAAGAATTTCATTTCTTCACTTGTTAATACATTTGAACCACGAGATTGCATAATAGAACGATCTACCATGGATTCATTTACTTGATTTAGGATATCTGAACGAACATCTGTAGCAAGTGCTTCAATCATGGTATTTAACGCTGCTGTTTGTTCTTCTGGTGTACCTTCCTGCGTTGCTTTTGCAAAAGCTAGTTTCTTCTCTTCAAAATTATTAAACTTAATAACCATATTTTATTTTCCTCCTAAAGTTAAAAAGAGCGCACTCAAATTCTGCTTTCTATTAACAGGTTCTTGAATAGGCTCTTTTGGATTTGGTATTGCATTAACTTGTAACTCATTCAGAATTTCATTTTTCAGCCCTAATAATGCTGTATTTAAATCAGCTTTACTAATCCCCTCAGTTTTACCTTTATTAATAGTTCCATTTCTAAAACTGTCGATTACTTTCTGCGGAATCATCGTAGAAACGGCACTTGAAGCGGTCATTTTAATTTGGTTCTCCATAAACATGATTTCATCCACAAGATTATTCTCCAATGCTTGTTGTGGACCAAACCAAGTTTCTTCAGCCATCATGTTAAGTAATTCCTCTTCAGATTTGCCACTTTTAATAACATAAGCATTTACGATGGCTCTATCTGTAGTTTTTAACATCTCTGCTGCCTTTGACATGTCACGATGATCCCCACCATTCCACATAGACGCGTTATGAATCATAATTTGTGCTGTTGGAGAGATTCGAACTTTATCACCAGCCATTGCAATAACAGAAGCTGCACTTGCTGCTAAACCTACAATTTGAATTTCCACATGACCGGGATAGTTTTTTAATTCTGTATAAATTTCTGATCCTTCATGTACATAACCACCTGGACTATTAATCGATACAATTAAATCGTCCCCATTCGCATCAGAAAGTTGTTTTGTAAGCATTCCAGGGCTAGTTGCATCCATTTCAAACCACTCATAAATCCAAGCTTCATCATTAGAAATAATTGGTCCTTTAACGTCAATTTTCACCGTCATTTTCTTTCTCACCTCCTTCAGTTGCATTTGTTTCAGTATAATTTTTGGTAATGTAATGCTTATTTAAATTCGGATCATCGGAATCCTCATAATCTACTTCCGAACGAACTTCATTTCCCGTAAACGCACTAGAAGAAATAAGTTTATCGATACTTGTTGCAAGGTCGAATATACTTTGATAAGAAACAGCTTTAACTACAATTTTTTGTCCTGAAAGATATTCATTCATTTCAAAGAATTTAACATTTGCTTCATCTGATATCTTTTTTAATAATGGTTTCACCGTGAAAAGCATGTAATTTTTCGTTTGTTTATCTACATCCGCCATTTCCCCATATAATAAAGCGGTGGGAATACCGATAGCCATCGCAACTTGATTTAAAAAACCATTTGTTACTTTATTGATTTCTTCCACACTCGGCCCATTTGCAACACCATCGTATATCTCGTTATAATTGATACCCTTTTGTTGTGGAACAATAGCTATATCTTTTGAACCAATTGACTTATACATGTTGTCTATAAACTCTTGTAACTTCGCTATTTGTTCTTCTGTTTTGGCACCAATCATATCCATATCAACTGTGCCACGAACTTGATTTTTACGTTTCTGTGAGTTTAATATCCTACCAAATAAATCCCCGTAATCTGCAAACAATCCATCGATAAGTGGGGATAGTTTATCATTTCGATACTTTAAATGAATTACTTCACTTTGTTTAAAGCTTCGTTTAAACGTGTAATCTTTTACTGTTACATCTGTAAAAACATCTTCATATACAGCATATTCGTTATGTTGAAATCCATCAGCAATAAGTAAATCGCCATCATCAGCCTGTACAACTAAACACTCATTATCATAAATAAGTTTACGGATAAATCTTTCCCAGAAGGTACTAGCCGTCATATTCTTATTTGGTCTAATATTTAAGCGATAATAAAGTTCATTCTTCTCCAATACTTTACCATTTCTTACTCTGAATTCAGATTGACTAATCGTCCTTCCTAAAAATGATACACATGTATCAATTGCCAAGCGTTTCATATGAAGCCTATTTGCTGTATCAGTTATTATGTCCAGATCCAACATGAATTCTAGTTCTTTATTTCTTTTAAATACTGAACCTAACCATCCAATCGTTATCACCCCCTTTATTAGAATTTAATGTTACCTATAACAAAGTCAGTTGCTTCTTGTATCTCATCCGCCCGATAAAGAGCATGAACAAAGCATTGAAACCCATCTGTTTTTCTACGAACAGGCTCTTTCTTTTCATATATTTTATTTCCATCACCTTTGATGACAACTAACACATTTTGCGTATACCAACGCATTAGCGGATTATCGTCAAACACAATTTGTTTATTTGCAAATGCCATTTCAATACGTGGAGCTAATAAACTATGAATTGCTTTTGGGTTTCGTATAACTTCTATTTCAAACCCTTCTGCTACTAATAGTGGTCTTATTGCTTCCATTCTGAAGTTATCAGCTATAATCTTTTTAACCCCATATTGTTCTCGCATTTCTACAAACCAATCAACAATGTGTTGAGGATTAATAGTCGGTTCATCCACAACTGTTAGTAGACCTTGCTCTTCCCACTCTTTTATAGGAGCAAATTTCTGCTTTTTAAACTCTCCCGCTTTTTTAGAATATCCGTAATATATATCAACAAATTCTTTTCGAACAAAGGAATGAGTTTTAAAAATGTATTCACCATTTTGTCTAAATAAAAGACCGCATGCTGCAAAGTCCCGAATACTTGCAAAGTCCAACGCCCCTATGCATTCTTGAGCATATAAATTAGGAAACGGACGATTTGTAGCAAGAATTTCTGACCATTTCGCAACAGAACGTTCTAAATTTGTAACAGGTAAGTTCATACGTTTCGTCATAAACTCTTCCCGGTTACTTGGATCATCCTCTAAATCTTCATATTCTTCCTTTATCGTTTCAAGTAACCCTTCAGCATACTCACTTAATGGCTGCGACAACATAGGATTAGCTAATTCCCAATTATCAATATCATCAACTTCCTTTTCATCATTAAGCTTACAGATAAAAGGAAATACAGCATTAGGACGAGCTTCACCATTTAAAACCTTCATAGCTTTTTCTTTTTGTTTATCTAAAAAGCCATCTCGTACATAACCATCTGTACCAATATAAAATTCACGGGGGTTTTTCTTTTTCCCTAAGCCACTGATATGGACGCGAACGTCTTTATTACTTTCATATTGATGTATTTCATCAAATACAACTGCACCATCACGCAAACCGTCTTTTGTATCCCCGTTTGAAGTTCTAAACTTTAGTATACTTTCAGTAGCCTTTGAAACAGTTTGAGTTAATGTGGTTTTAAAAGCTCTCTGTAAAACCTCATTTTTCTTTACGCATTTATGAACTTCGTCAGGGCTTGTTTTCGCTTGTTCCTCACTATTCGCAACAACAGAAATGTTATACTCTGGAATGCCGTGCAATTCACTAATTAAAAAGTGAATAATTACAGATATTAGACCATTTTTACCGCCACCACGTCCTAACATCCATAGGAATTTCCGATAAAATACGCGTCCATTTTTCTTATAAAATAAAAAAACGAATGCTATTAAGAATTTTTGAAATGGCTGCAACGGAAAATACCACTTCTCACCAAAGTTGATACAATCCTGAATCATTTCATCATCAAAATACAAATCGTCTCTGTTTAAAACGTATTTTTCTAGATAATTAATTAACAGTTCTCTTTCTTTGTTGAACTTTATTTTTCCACTTCGATAAAGTTCAATGTATTCTTCTACATACTTTTGCCTAATCATGTTAAATCACTTTTACTATAACCAGCCTTAGGCATATTCGGTTTACAAACAAACTTTATATCTCTTCCTAAAGCAATTAAAGAACTGTTAATTTTATTTCTTTCACTTATAAGAGGATGGGCCTTAACAAAAACTTGAGATCCGTTTTTGACTGTAACGGACTCACCTTCTTTATTGATAGTCCTGTTTATTTTTCTAAATGCTTTAACTAGATCAATGTATCGTTCTACTTTTTCAACCTCGACTAAATCTTCAATATCAATACTATTCATTAGCTGTTCCTTCAACTTGGTAATACTGACAGCCATCTACCCACCCCCCTTACGTGCGTAATTTCGTAAAAAACCTGACAGTTAACCCCCTCCTCCGGTGCCCCTTAGAGCATTTTTTGATGAAATATTTTAAGGGGGGGGATTGTTTCTGAATTATTTTTACCACTTTTCATCGTGTTCCCATTTATTCTGTTTCTTTTTGAATGTTCTACCGTGTTCTTTGTTGTGGCAATTAACACAAACTGTTTCGAGATTATCTATTTCTAATGCAAGTTCTGGATGATCTTCGAGTTCTTTTATATGATGGACAACGAGTTGAATCTTCTTACGCTTTGCACTCTCACTGTACTCATTGGTATCAGTTTGAACACGACCATTACGTTTACATTCCTGGCACTCGTAGTTGTCACGCTTCTTTACTTGTTCACGTATACTCTTCCACTCACCACTGTCATAGAACTTACGCTTCTGTTGTTTGGTTTTATATTCTTTCATCATTCGTCACTAAGAACTCATCCATAGTTTTACCTAACAAACTAACCATTGCTTCTCTTCTTTGCTTTGGTGTTGTGTTATCTTCCATCTCATTAAAGATTGGAATAACACTTTCTAACTTCTGTTTATCGATGCGTTCATTTACAAGATCTGGTCCCAACATCGAAATGAATGTGCTGATTATAATTGCTTGTTCTGGTTTAGTTAGTTTCATTTATGTCTCACTCCCTTGCTATCATTCGCTGATATCTTGATAGCATCTGTAGTTTGTTTAACTATAGATTCAAGTGAAACCTTCCCATCTAATGAAATACTCACTTTAGAATCCATCCCTCCAAAATAAAAAGCACTCCATAAGGAATGCTTTATTTTAAGTTTATTTGCAATATTTTCAAGCCATCTTCTAAATATCCATCTAAAGGAGCCTTTTCGACGATTTGATTAATCTCAATGCTTTTTGATTGCCAGCCTTGAGAATCAAAGTCCTCTCTTTGTTTATAAAAAATTTCCTCTGGTGTATCTTGTTTATCGTAATCCCTATCTCTTCCAAGATACATAATAGATTGAATTGTTTTTACTGTATCGAAATCTAATTCCTCTAAATAATTTTTCAATAACTGTTTCTTTTCGTTTAATTCCTGTCCTTCTGAAGACTTATAAAACGCACTCATCTCTTGAAGTGTGTAAACAACACCCTCTTGGACATTCTGCTCATAATAAACTCTACGATCACGAGCTAATTTGATTACATCTTTGAAAACACCATTCAATTCTTCAAGCATTATAATAACCTCCTTATTTATCCATAACAATAAATAGTTCGGCATGATAACGAGAAAACCTTCTTGTGAACAGAAATAAAAGAGCAACCGTGCACCAGTTGCCCTTTCGTCAATTTCTTATGTTATTACTATACATACGGTAAATGAAGGTTTATTCTTCTTCCAACCACCTAATGTTGTTTGTATTTAACTGTCACAACATTATTAAGTAACTGGAAGAAGAGCAAAAGCTCTCCTTAATAACAGTATCACTCAATCACTACCATCTGCTGGTTTCGGATTTTATGTGCCGTCATTATGAAACCGTTTAGACAACATATAGATTATAAAAGAATCTTTATGAGTTGTGTTTTCCGCCACTACTCACAATACAAATATATCACGATGCTCCCAAAACAACCGGCACATTTACTGCCAAAAAGCGGTCACGACTCTGCCATTTATTTTAGGGTTTCCCATTTTAAAGCTGGACCATCTATAGTAATTAATTTTTGATTTCTCAATCCGCTTTTCATAACAATTATTTTTTTATGATTGTTATCCATTACTTCATTCCGGTATATCAACGTTTCATTCGCTATCGTTTTATACTTCACTTCAATTACAGGTATTGTATACTTTTGAAAGTTAGAATCTATTAAAGGAATATATATTTCTTCATCTTCTTTTAATGAATAAATATCCCAATTCTTATTTATTTCCTCAGTATCTCCACACTTTAATGTAAGTCTTACCTTTACATCAAAACAAGGATTTGAACCTATATTCTCCACTTTTAAGAACCTACATTCATCCCTCGTCTCTTTCACACCTCTATCTTTTTCATCTTTGAACTTTTGAGTTAACGTCCTATATTCTTTAGAATGAAATAACTTAGCCCCCTTTTTATTACCGGAATTTTCTAATCTTATATTTGAATCTATCATTATACACTCTAAATAAGTCCTTGAACTTGCTGTATTAACCCTCCTGGAAAGTACAAAATTCACCAGTAATGTAATCATAGATCCAATAAATGCTAAAATTGAGCCCGTTGTAACTATGTAATTCCACATTTCCATGTTTACAAAATCCTCCTTAAAATATAAAACTTAACACTATTATATTATCATTTTATATATATCAAATATATAAGTTACCCATATCTTATATTTTGTGTAACTGCCCCTGTCGCTGAATCCCTTGATATTCGTAGCTTCATAAGACTTTTCCTTTTGAGTTACACAACGCATAAAAAACGGGTAATTATAAAAATCAAAAATAAAAAGGATGTTGCTATATTTTAAATCGATTCATAGCCTTATCCATTGCATCTTGGTTTACACCGATATATCTAAGTGTCACTTTCTCGCTGGAATGATTGAATATCTCCATTAGCAAAGCAATATTCTTCGTTTGCATGTACATATGATATCCGAATGTCTTTCTTAATGTATGAGTCCCTATCTCCTTTAAGCCAAACTCTGCCGCTGTGCTTCTGAGTATCTTATAAGCCATGCTGCGTCCAATTGGTCTATTAGTACCTTCACGACTTTTAATTACATACTCACTGTCATCTCGTTCCTCAATGTACCAACGCAATTCTCTTTTTAACGCTGGAGTTAACTGAATGCGTTTTTGTTTCCCTGTCTTTTTTTCTCTCATCGAAATATGGCTACCTTTCAAATCACCTATCTTCAATTTGAGAATGTCACTAATACGTAAACCTGTGTTAATTCCCATTACAAACAAAATAAAATTACGTTCACTGTTTTCTTTCAGATATTCTTTAATCTGTTGTATTTGCTCTGGATCACGGATAGGTTGAACAAAGTTCATAGGTTATCGCCTCCATTCTGTTCTTCTGTCTCATATACTTCTAATCTAAGAGCAAAAGCTAGTTTATAAAAAGCATTAGATTTATTTCGTCTATATGTACGCTCACTCATACCAATATCGTTATAAACCATGTAATCAAAAACTTCTTCATCTTCCAAATATCGTTTTACAATAATGTCCCTTTGGTTTTTGCTAAAACGACTTAGCGCCTTATCAATTTGAAAAGATAAACGTTGTAATTTCACTTCTCTTTCACTCATTGCAACATTTGCTAAAGCGATATCTTCAGCTGGCTTTCCTACTATATTTGTTGGACCGTGATATCTTACTTCGCTAGATGCTGTAACCTTCATCTCATTTCTAATCATCCCGAATTGTCTATAAATGCGAACATTTTCAAGAATCTCTTCTAAACGAAACTGTGTTGCTTTGCGATCAATTTTAGGTAAGAAAGTTAATTGCGCCATATATAAAAACACCCCTTATCTATTTTGTTAATATAAACAAAATAGCGGACACCAAACTATAGAGCAATATTACTAATGCTCTTCATAGTTCAGTGTCCGCTGGTTCTTCCAGTAGGACTAAATATTTAATAGCTATTATTATGTCATTTTCTTATATTTTTCAACTTTTTAAAGAACCTACTTAAAAATTCTAAACCTTATATCTTACCACCTTAAGGATAAAACCCTATTGAGCATCACTATGTATAGCGCACATCACATTCGTATTTTAACATATAAATACTTCTATAAATTTAATTGTTAATTGTTTGGCTACGGAATATGATATAATTTTTCTCAGAAAGAATTTTTTTCAAAATATCTTTTTTTCGATAAAAGCTACTATCTACCATTTCTGTATGACAAGTTAAGAAGATAACAATTGACAGATCCAAAATCTCATTAAATTTCCCCAAAAAAACATTTACAGTTTCCGGATTTTCAAAGTCATTCCTTTCTAAAATGGACTTTAAAAATTCGTTTATTTCGTCACCAGAATTTATATTACTGTGTACAAACAAACAGCATTCAGAATAAACTGCTTCTAACTTTTCATATGAATTACTGATTCCATCATTTTCTTCAATCATTTTTTTACCATTTCTAAAAAGTTTCATTACCCCTGTTGCATCTGTATCCTCCAGTTGTAACAATGATCTAAAGAAGTTTTCAATATAGGAACGTAATATAAAATAATAATAGCGTTGTGACTTTTGGCAAAGTGAATCTACTATAGACAAAGAATCTTGCACTAAAGATTTAAGGTAATGTTTGTTCTCACTTGTGTCTTGCAGGCATTTAAAAAAAATTGTCCCATAAGCTATTTTTTTTAAATCGTCTGTGTTCCACGAATTCCCGGCTGCATTTAATATTTCTAAAAACTTCTCTATATCTTTTTCTATATTTTGCACAATTACATTCCCCTTAACCAAGAATCTAATTTATCATTAGCATTCTTTTTCCTATTTCTCTTAATTTTCTTGGTCTCTTTTGTCTCCTCAGCTTCCCTTGAATTATCAAAGATAACAGAATCGAAATAAGTTAAAATAGACTTATCAATACTTCTAAACTCTTTTTCTTCTTTTTTAGCCAATGCTCTTCCCAATTTAGCAGCCACAAGCGTTCTACTTTTTATTACATAAGGTAAGTACGATTCATCAAAGACATCACTTAAAAAAGAAACAATATCTTTGTTGTTTTTAAAAATTTCTTTTGAATAAATTAATAACGTAACAGTACCTATAGTATAATTTTTATTTACTGTTTCTAATTGTACATGCTTTTTAAATTCTAATAATATATTATTATTCATTAGAATCATCCCTACTATTTGAAATTCCCTCTACCCTATATAAAAACTCCTCCGCGACTTTTTCAATATCATCTTTGGACTTTGCATATTTAGAGGAAATGTTTCCTTGATATCCAACCATTAAATCGTTTACTATTGCGGTTGAATTTGTAAATATACCCAATTGAGAAACATTTGCATCAGATTCAAAACGTTTTTTTATTTCACGTGTTTTTTTAGTTTCAAATCCTGGTTTCTTCATGGTATATACGATACCCAATGGCGTAATATCTATTTCCTCATCATATTTTAAGTTTTCTATCACATTTTTTAACATTTTTATTCCTAAAATAGAATATCTATCAACTCTTGTTGGAACGATGTAATAATCCGAAGCATACAACGCTGCATCTGTATAAAAAGAAATAGTTGGTGGGCAATCAATAAAAATAAAGTCATATCTCTCTTTTAATCGATGTTCTTTAATAAATTTATTCAACCTTTTGAATAATGATTTATTAGAAGTATCATCTTTAATAATATCTATAGTCCCACAAATCAAATTAATATTCGGTTCAGTATCAAAATCAAGTATAACCTCTGAAACATCTGGTAACTTGGGCCGCTCAGAAATAGTTTTGGTATCTTCAAAAACTTTTCTAATAGTGATTCTATGACGAAAATCATCCATATATTCATCTTCGTTATCTGTTAGATCCATAATAGATTGAGTCGTATTAAATTGTGGATCTAAATCAATAAAAAGAATCTTTTTCTCCTTGAAATTTGCCAGATATTCTCCAATACCAATACATAATGTAGTTTTTCCTACTCCGCCTTTCATATTAATAAAAGAAATCACTTTACCATTCTTAGATTGATCACACATGAGTTAAAACTCCTTTATAAACATAATAAACATATTTTAACATATAAACCAATGTATTTTTACATATATTCTACTATCTTTTTCAAGTTTAAAAACCTATTATTTTCGTAATCTTATATACTACATATTCATGTCTACTAGCCACCTCATATGTCATACTACAACTAAACACTTTTATTTTCCAAGTATAACTTTTAATGGTTATAGTTCCTTTTTACAAGAGGATTATTTTGTTGAGTTCTGATCATTGATTCCAATTATTTTAATACCTAAGATATCAAGTGCTTCTTGTATTCCTACATAATGTCCTATGTGCCATGAAGTATCTACACCTTCATCTTTTTTTGATGACTTGGCTATTTCTCTACTCCATTCATAACGTTCTAAAAGCTTGTCTTCTTGAATCTCATATCCAAATTCGATGGCAGATGCTAATTTAACGAGATTACCTTCACCTTTTAACCATTCATAAGTTGAATTGTTATTAATGTCACACATTTCAAGCATCATGTATGCTGGCCCTTCTTGATAATACATTTTTGCCTTTTTAATTAATTCATCAGCTACTGCTTGTGGAATCTTAACCTTTTTGTTTTCTTTCATTTCCCTCTACCTCCCTGAATAAAACTCAATATCCCGTCAATACTGTAGATACAGTTTCTGATTTCCCTTCATACCCGAGGGCTTAGCAGCTAGCTTTTATTAGCTGCTCTTTTTATGTCTTAAGTGAATAAAATTCTAAACATTGTCTAACACTGTAGATAAGGCTTTAAAAAGTCGATTTCTCCTACTCTAGCTTTCTTGGTCAAGAGCCGAGCAGTTAGCTTTTGCTAGCTGCTCTTTTTTGTATGTTCTGATTTCCATTGCATATAATGCTTACATACCAGCTAAAAAGGCATTCTACTCCCTAGCCCATGAACAGGTGAAACTTCTTTTCCTTTTTATTCCACTACACTTTTGGTTTTATTTCTTACCCCTTAAACATACCTTAATATCGAAAGATGTTTAGCTCATAGAGTTACCTCCTTCTTGAAGGGCACTGGTGTATAGTGCTCTTTTTTTACTGTACGACTTCTCTTTATTCAAATGACTCACATTATTAAAGAAATCACATACGATATCACGTACTCTTTTACATTAAGAGTTTTGGTCCTAAGAGCAATTATTTAAGTGTTCTTTTTAAATTTAAGTTCCACTTCAATATGTTCACCATTGTGTAAAATGAACATATATTAACCTGACAAGACATAGTTTTTAATATAGTGGTGCACAAAAAACTTTGTGCACTATTTTTCTTCTACATAACTAAGTTATCAAATAGCGTTTTTGTTACTTTTTCGTAACTACTATAAGTATATATACATGTTACAATTTGTAAGGTTTTGCAGATGACCCCTTGCAAATCAATGTTTTTTGCCCTTATTGTCCCCTTCAATAAGGGTAGTTTTTAATTAAAATAGGGGATTTATTTTAAATTTACAAACCACACATTTACAAAATTGAGTTCAAATTTAAAATTCTATAATTAGTAATGGAGGCATTAACATGAGCAATACCCCAGAATTATCACAACAATTAATCCCCCAAAAACAACAAACAAATAAAAAACTAAGACGGCGTCTTTTATTGGCTTTAACTTTTATATTGTCTATAACTTTGTCTGCTCAACATTCCATTTACCAACAAGAAAAATTAATAAAAGCAAAACAAGCCCTAATAGATCAAGAAAAACAAAAATTATTTGCTCTAGAAAAGATTGGAGAATCTCTCGAGAAAGATATTAAAACTTTAACAGCAAACGAAGATGGCATTTTAAAATTCGCAAGAAAACTGTATAAGTTCTCCAAGCCTGGTGAAACTATATTTCCAATACCTAATTAACTTATAAATATCTAAGCGATTATCATTAATTAAAGTGCGCTTTTATGATAATCGCTTTTTTATCACAAATCATCAAATAACTATTTTGTTTAAATTCACCTTAATTCATATCGAGTTTTCTTAACATTCTAATTAATAACTGTATAATATAATTAAATTATTTGTATGAGAGGTGATTATTATGAACTGGAAACAAAAATACAATCCAAAATATCTCTTTTACCGCATGTATAGTTATATTTATAAAGTCCTTGATGATATATCATGGTCCTTAAAATAATTTAGATTGTTATGAGTGCACATTTTCTGTGTGCTCTTTTCACATTTCTATAAAATAACGCTTTGATATAAAATTCGTACACATTTTTGACACATCGAACACCGCGATTACTTGAAAATTCGTGATAATATTAATTCGTCGAATACGCCAAATTCCGACACAGTACGACATTGTCCTCTTCCCTCCGAAATCCCTGTCCCCGCGGGGATTTCTCCTTTTATTCATTAATTAATTGTTCACTGAGTCTTCATCCTGAACAAAATTCAAAGTTTATTATCCCCCAATTTCCAACTTGTTTAAAAAATAAAAGCTAGGCTAAATCAACTCTGATTCTCGTTTTTCAATACGAATTACTTTTTTATTCTTGTATATCAAGGACTGCTCACCATGACCACTTATCGGCGGCTCTATTTGACGAACTTGTCCATCTTTCACAATATAAACCATATTTTCAGTTAAAGAAATTTCCGCCCTCATTTCTGCAATATCTTCTTTAATAATCGCCACATTCACCACTCCCATGATATAATTACTTTGTCGAAAGTAGTCGGGAGTATTCTCGGCTTTTTTATTTACTTATAAATACTGCACAACATTCTCCGGAACAAATGATTGTTCCAAGGATAGATGAAGCCGTATTGGAATCGGCTCTTTGCTATCCCTTGCTCGCTTACATATCTCTTCAGCTTCTTCCCAATCAAACTGTTTATCCTCCACTCGCTTATAACGCCAAATCCCAATTGTATAATCCTCAAATAATTCATAACGATCATCTGGAGCTGTCGTTGGTTTTAATTCGTCAATCGCCTTTGCTCTGCGTGGTATTTGTACAACAACGTCAGCAAAACGTAGTTTAGAATTTAACCGGTGAACATGAGCCTTCTTAGGATCAAATGACACAACTGGTTCAACATCAAAGATTGTTAGCTGTTTTGTCATCGCTTGTTCCCTCCAACACCTGCAAACTTGCTATTAAAATCCCTTCAAGCTGCGTTAACGTTAGTTGATCTAATGTTTGTCTGTTAATTTCAGCTAATCCTAATCCCGATAATTTACGAATAATTGCTAATTTTCTACGTTCTACTTCTTGCCGTAATAACATGATTAAGCCTCCTGTTGATGATTGAACTTACGCTCTAAATTTACAAACTTACTAAATTCTTTAATGAATGCTAGTTCAACAACACCAACTGGGCCATTTCTCTGTTTCGCTAAAATGATTTCTGTTATGTTTTTATTCTCTGTTTCACGGTCGTAATAATCTTCACGATATAAAAATGCAATCAAGTCCGCATCTTGCTCAATTTGCCCATTCTCACGTAAATCTGATAGCAACGGTCTCTTATCTTGTCTACTCTCCACAGCACGGCTTAACTGCGATAAGGCAACTACACATACATTTAATTCTCTTGCCATCAATTTTAACTTACGACTAATCTCACCGATTTCTTGCATGCGGTTCCCTCTATGTTTTGGATCGCCCACAATAAGCTGCAAATAATCAATGGCAATTAAAACTTTCTTATCGGGGTACTTACGCTTTAGTTTCCTAGTCTTTGCGTAAATCTCTTGCATTGTTACATTTGCTTTATCGTAAATTTCTAGTGGCAAATCATTAATTAGCCCCATTGCCTGACTAATTTTTTCCCAATCCTTTAAATTACATAGCTTTTTAGGATTCTTTAATTTCGTAGCATCGATATTTCCAGTGCTTGAGATCATCCGCTTAAGTAACTGTTCTTCCCCCATTTCTAACGAAAAGACTCCTGTTGCTGTATGAGCACTTGCCGCATGAAAAGCGACGTTTAATACAAATGCTGTTTTCCCCATTGAAGGACGGGCACCGACAATGATTAAATCGCCTTCTTGTAGCCCTGCTGTCATTCTGTTCAAGTCGTCATAGCCAGTTGGAATACCGGTTAAATCCCCTACATCAACTTGCATTTTCTTATACAAATCAACAAGTGTGTCTTTCAAGTTGAATTCATCTGAATAACCTGTTTCTTCAATGGCACTTAATTCATCTATCGATGTACTAATAGCACTCATATCCCTATCTTGCTGAAGGCGGTTATATAAGTTACCAGCAACCTCTTGAGCATGTCTCATCTTCCAAGCTTCAATCACTAAACCTTCATGATACGAGAAGTTTTTAGTTGTCGTAACAACCTCTGTCAAGTTCACAAAGAATTCAATTCCGCCAATTTGATGCATAAAACTTTCATCGAATTTCCCAATGAGAGCCACAAGATCTACTGGCACTTCAGCATCCTCTAGCTCTCTCATTGCTTTAAAAATCACTTGATGCGTCGGTAAAGAAAACTGTTTTACCTTCAGCTGGCAATCTTTAATTAAATCGCCTTCTTGAATAATGCTACCTAAAACGCTTTGTTCAGCTTCTACGTTACGAATCATATCGTTACTCATTGAACCATCCACCCACTCTGTTTAGTAAGTGCTGCGAGTTCTTCATCCGTTGGAATGTTCTGTTCCCATGATTGTTGCTGCTGTATTACGTTCTTAGTAGATTCTGATAAGCCTTTTTGTTGATAGGGTGCTTGATTTTGCTGCTGTCCCTTTGCTAATCGTTGATCACGAAATGCTTTATCAGCTGCTTCAACGTCTGTTACTGTTTTCAATCCTTTAAGATGCCAATCTCGTAAAATTGTATTTACGTAAGACATGTTTCTTGTATTTTTCTCTAAAGCGATTTCCATAGCTTTTACAACTAACTCTGCATTTAAATCATCTATCCAAGCATGAATACCATCCGCGATAAAAGGTGTAATAAATCCAAAATTCTGCTCGTAAAAAGAAATTGGATTAACCTCAACAACTTCTTCCGCGCCTGCGCGTTCTTCTTGTTGTTGTTCTTTTTCTTGTTCTTTTTCTTTTTCTTCTTCCTTGCTAGGGGCTTCGAAGCCCCTTATAAGTCCCTCCAAACGTGCTGATAAATACTCCTTAATTCTTGGAATCTTAAAGTCTTGTTGCACTTCTAATTCCAAGCAAGTTTCGTAGAAATCAAGTAAAAAATCCTGATCCTTCACAGATTGAATTTCTTTTAATACACACTTTTCAATGTTCACATTTTTAATCGGATTGAATTTTAACCAGTTGATTAAGAACAACTCTTTTGTTTTTTGGTTGTAATTAATTTTTCCGTACTCAGCAAAACGTTCTAATAGCTTCATAACAGTTTCGCGGTTGTAACCTGTATCAGTTTCAATAATACGAAGTGGAAGCTCATAGATTCCTGATTGAGACGTCTTACTGTTTGTCATCAAATATAAGTAGAAATACTTTTCCTCCGGTGTAAGATCTAAAACAAATGAATCTTGCCAAAATGAAACATGTACTGGTCTATAAACTGCCATATTATTCATCCTCCCGTTTACATATCGCAAATCCGTCCTCTACACGTAATAAGCGATAATTCTTGTATCCTGTTTTGAGATATTGATTTACTAAGTAAATTAGGTGTTGCCCTGATGTTGCCTGCTGAAATACCTTAGGGTTCAGCAACACTCTATGTAACGATTTATCTAAAAGCATGCAACACACCTCATTGTTATACGAATGCTAATTTGATATAATTAATCTAAGATTTTTTTCAAAACCATTTATCTATCACTCTGCCAAGTGATAGATTTTTTATTTTCTACGTGTTACTAATGAGGCATTAACTCCTCTTGCTCTTAAATCTTTAATCACTACACGATAACTCATCGATGCCTCATGTTCTTCTTTGGTATCCCGAAGCATTTTAAATTCTTTCATACATCGTTTCAGTTCTTCTTCCCAGTAATTTGATTCTTCAGCTGAATTTGCAGTAAACATGTTTTGAATACATGCAACCATGCAGTTATGAAGTTTATTTGCAAATGAAAAATCTCCTGGAAGAACTAGATCATGAAGAGAATCGTTTTTATATGTCATGAATTACGCCTCTTTTCTATTTGAATTGATGCTGTACGCATCGTTACAACCAGAAAGGTTTATTGTAGGGGGATAGGAGGAACAATCCCTTTCTGGTCATAACGACAAGCACAGTGCTTGTCCAAACGATTTATAAAATGTTATAATTGCTTTACGATATTTTTCTGAGCTACTGTTGTCTAGGCGGTAGCTTTTTCTTTTGCCCATTTATGTTTTAAAGTGAATGATGCTTCAATAATTTTGATTCGAATTCCCACTAACTTCTTCTCTTGCTTTAACTCACTGAACTTCTCATCATCACCAAATGTTTTAGCTATTTTTATTTCACCAGTTAGCTTTGCATCATAACGAATTAGTTCCTTGTACTCTCCTAAGCTTGGATTCTTGTAATCTACTGTCATTTAGGTTTCCTCCCCTACAGAACTTTTGTTAAAGTCATTAAGCTATCTACCGATTGAACAATAACGTTTTCCGACATAGCTTTTTGTAACCAACTTCTTTGTATTTGCTCCATAATGCCAAAATGTGCTTGTTCCAAAGCTTGTACTACACATTGAGTTGCTTGAATTGTATCGAAGATTTCTTTTGCATGAACTGTGTATTCATGGTTCTTCTTTTCATCAAGCTTCCATGACCTTGTTGTAACTTGTAAGTTCATGATTTCCTTTGCTGCCGCAATCCCCTCTTCAGCCTGTTTAATGTAGTTCATCAATTGTAAATTCACATCTTGAGTTAAACGTGGATCTGTAGGTGGTAAACCAACACCATAAATATGTTTAATCGCTTGTTGATTCAACTTTGCACCTGTTGCATGACACCAATCCATCGCAAGTTCAAATTCTGGTTTAGAAAGTCCAGATTCAATACGAGTTAAGCGTTCATGTGTAATGCCAAGGTACTTAGATAGTCCTTTCTTCGTTTTCAGCTGAACATTATCACAACACTCTCTAGCATTCTGTAATAATTCCCCTATTGCTGAATTGCAGTATATGCTTGTTCCCATATCTGTTCGCCTCCATATTTAGTTTTCAAATGGTTACAATGAATTTAGTACATATGTAACTTGTCTATTTTTCATGTAAAAAGAGAGGAACTATTCCTCAATGTTTTCTTTCATTTGCATTTCTTTGATGATGGCCCAACCAGCCTTGTAATATGCTTGAAGGAGTTTATCAATATCCTTTTGCGCTTTTGGCTCAGGAGCCACAACATGGACTTTCGTTTTTCCAAATTCATAAGTCGCTGCATATTCTTCTTGTTGGCTCATGGTGTCACCTCTTGAAGTGCTTTCTATATTTGTATGCTGCTGATCTGCTGGTACTGCCATGTTAGTTGCTGTCATTTTCCCACCTGCTTTCGCACTCAAAAGTATAAGAAACTTGTACTTATATACGTCAAATTAAATCTTTCACATCACAATTGAGAATGTCGGATAACCTTATAGCTTTTTCAAGATTTGGGTTGCTATATCCATTTTCCCAATTACTAATTGTAGATTTGGTGACTTGCATTTGATCCGCTAATTCTTGTTGCGTTAATCCTACTTTGTTCCTAGCCCTAATCAACTTTATGTTTTTATTCATTGTCTCACCACCTGTATAAGTAACTTGTACTTTTATTATAAGTATAAGATTCTTGTACGTCAATGCATTTGTACAATTTTCTTGTACAAAGTTTAATATCAAATCCATATAAGGTACAATATTTTTGTACTTTTATTAATAGGAGGTGCTGAAAATGTTGACACAAAGACTAAAAGAAGCGCGTAAAATGCGTAAACTTACACAACAAGGATTAGCAGATAAAGTTAATGCAACTAAAGGCACCATTAGTAACTACGAAAATGGTCATAGTACTCCCTCAAATGAAATGTTAAAGGATTTGGCAAATATTTTAGGAGTAACAACAGATTATTTATTAGGAAGAGCCGATAATTTAGATTCGTCTGGTCCACTTCCTGAATTAACGAAAAAAGATACCCGTGACATCGCTCGCGATTTAGAAAAAACCTTAGAACAATTAGAAAACAGCGAAGATGCCTTAATGTTTGATGGAGAACCAATCGATGAACATACAAAAGAAATGATTCGTATTTCTCTTGAAAACTCAATGCGAATGGCAAAACAGCTAGCAAAACAAAAATTCACTCCAAACAAATATAAAAAAGATTGAATGGAGCAACAGAATGGATATTAAAGAATATGTACTAAAAATCACACACAAACATGGCACAACAAATCCATTTGAAATTGCTAAACGAAAAGATATTATCGTGTTGTATGAAGACCTAGGGAATACTCTTGGCTTTTACAACACTTATAAGCGCTTTAAATTTATTCATATTAATAATCAAATCGATGAAACTATCCAACGATTTGTTTGTGCACATGAATTAGGCCATGCTGTACTTCATCCGAAAGCAAACACTCCCTTCTTACGTAACCAAACATTCTTTTCAGTAGATCGTTTAGAAATTGAAGCAAATACATTTGCTGTGGAGTTGTTGCTTACCGATGAAATGGTTTCTGCTTATGAAGATACTTGTTTGTCTATTCAAGAAGTTGCGGAAATTCATGGAGTTCCGAGTGGATTTGCTCGTTTAAAAACTTATTAATTTGAAACTAAAATACACTTTTATACGTTAGGAGTTACATCTATGAAAATATTTTTCTCCCTTTTATTAGTACTAGCTACTTTAGTTACTACTGTTTTATTAATTACTTCTCTTGTACTTCTATTTAAAAAGAGTCCAAAAATGAAGAAGTTCTTAAAATTCACTGGAATCGCTTTTGTTTTATCTATAATTTCATTTGTAGGAGTTGATATGAATATGACTCCTGAAGAAAAGCAAGAAATTCAGGCTAAGCAAAAAGCTGATGCAAAGTTAAGAAATGAAGAAGCACAAAAAGCTAAAGAACAAAAAGATGCTGAAGAGAAGCTAAAAGCCGAAGAGAAACAAAAGGCCAAAGAGCAAAAAGATGCTGAAGAGAAGCTAAAAGCCGAAGAGAAACAAAAAGCCAAAGAACAAAAGGATGCTGAAGAGAAGCTAAAAGCCGAAGAGAAACAAAAGGCCAAAGAGCAAAAAGATGCTGAAGAGAAACAAAAAGCTGAAGAAAAGAAATTAGCTGAGGAACAAAAAAAGGCTGAAGAAAAACAAAAAGAATTCATCTCCTATGCCCAAAACATCAGAGGTGGAAATTTTATTAAGGATATGAAACTAAATAATAAAGAAGCTGAAATTACATTCCATGATTCGTTTGCATCTTATAAATCAGCAAAACCAGATAGCAACGTTACTGAAGAACAATATAAACAATATTTCTCAACTGGAGATGCTATTGAAAAAATGTTTGTAAGCGAACCAGCTAGATTACTAAGACAGTTTCCAGATTTAAATACGGTAAAAATGACTCTTCCGTTCGATGGGAAAACATACAACACTAGCTTGGATAGAAATTCTTTGAATACATATCTTGGATTTAAGATTGAAGATTTAAAGGTAGAGGATCAATCTTGGAATAAGAAATTTAACAATCCGTACGTGTCTGATAAGGCCCAGCGCAAAGCTTTATTCGAGAAATTTGTGACTGTTCAATAAAATATCATATTTGAAAGCCTTTATAGGCTTTTCTTTTTTAAGTAAAATAAGAACAAACGTTCTTTTAATTCGTAGAAAAACAGTGCTTCTATATTCATCATTAAAGCTTATAATAACTATTAAAAGGAGGATATGCTATGAAAACAGCAATCTATCTAAGAAAATCCCGTGCCGATCTCGAAGCCGAATCACGCGGCGAAGGTGAAACTTTAGCAAAGCACCGCTCTACCCTGCTGAAAATTGCCAAGGAAATGAACTTAAATGTTTTATCTGTCCGTGAGGAAATCGTTTCTGGTGAGAGCTTAGTGAAACGCCCTGAAATGTTGGCGCTACTTGAAGAAATTGAAGATAACAAATATGATGCTGTTCTTTGCATGGATATGGACCGTTTAGGTCGTGGTGGTATGAAAGAGCAAGGAATCATTTTAGAGACGTTTAAACGCTCGAATACGAAGATTATGACACCTAGGAAGACTTATGACCTTAATGATGAGTGGGACGAAGAATACAGTGAATTTGAAGCATTTATGGCACGTAAGGAGTTAAAGATTATTACACGCCGTATGCAACGCGGCCGTGTCGCAAGTGTAGAGGCTGGAAATTACCTTGGCACACATGCACCATTCGGATATGATATCCATCGTTTAAATAAGCGAGAGCGTACTTTAACGATCAATTCAGAAGAAGCTTCTGTTGTAAGAATGATATTTGATTGGTATGCAAATGAGGATATGGGTGCTAACGCAATCAGAAGCAAGTTAAATGATCTTGGCTACAAAAGTAAGTTAGGAAACGAATGGAACCCCTACAGTATCTTAGATATATTAAAAAACAATGTATACATCGGAAAAGTAACGTGGCAAAAACGAAAAGAAGTGAAACGTCCTGATGCTGTAAAGCGTAGTTGTGCAAGGCAAGATAAATCAGATTGGATTATTGCTGATGGAAAACATGAACCAATTATCTCAGAAAGTCTGTTTGAACAGGTACAAGATAAATTAAATTCAAGGTATCATGTTCCTTACAATACAAATGGAATTAAAAATCCACTTGCTGGTATTATTAAATGCGGTAAATGTGGTTACAGTATGGTCCAACGTTATCCGAAAAATAGAAAAGAAGCTATGGATTGTAAACACCGTGGCTGCGAAAACAAATCAAGCTATACTGAGTTAATTGAAAAACGATTACTCGAGGCTTTAAAAGAATGGTATGTCAATTATAAAGCTGATTTTGAAAAACATAAGCAAGATGACAAATTAAAAGAAACGCAAGTTATTCAAATGAATGAAGTTGCATTACGAAAGCTTGAAAAAGAATTAGTGGATGTCCAAAAACAAAAAAACAATTCACATGATTTATTAGAACGTGGCGTTTACACTGTCGATATGTTTTTAGAACGTTCGAATGTAATTTCCGATCGTATTAATGAAATTACTTCAACAATGGAAAAACTACAGAAAGAAATAAAAACAGAAATTAAAAAAGAAAAAGTGAAGAAAGATACAATTCCTCAAGTGGAGCATGTTCTTGATCTGTACTTCAAAACAGATGATCCGAAAAAGAAAAACAGCCTCCTAAAGTCAGTTTTAGAAAAGGCTGTTTATAAGAAGGAAAAGTGGCAAAGGCTCGATGATTTCGAACTTGTGCTTTACCCTAAGCTCCCTCAAGATGGCGACATATAA